ACAATTTATTGGGCATACTAACGGTAGTTACAGTCCTAGCATACTAACCGACGATGCTAATGATTATTATCCAGGACTAGATATTATTAGAAATATGTTTGGTAACGTAGACTTTATTTGGGAAAGTGATGACACTGCTGCGGGCTATACCGCTGATAGTGCGACTATGGAAGTAATGGAACACGTATTACATACACTTACTGTATATGCATTACCAGGAGCATACCCAACACAGTTTAATCAAACTAATCAAACTAGTGCTTTATATGACGCATGTGCTCAAGCTATTACTAACAACGTATTTGACATAAGTGGATACAGCGGAACGTGGCCAGGATCAGATCCTGATTTTAGAGCGTTAATAATGCGTGAGTACTATTATTTGTTAACATTAGCAATGTGGGAGTATTTTTCCTTTGCGTCAGGCGGGTCACTAAGTCCTGAATGGAATGATAATAGTAGAACACAATCAGGCGTACAATCAAATAATCCGTTAGGTTACGCACTATACAATAGTTATGGTAAGAAAGTACTTACTAAACCTATCGAAACAGTACTAGACGCAATGCATGCAACAAGTGGTCCATCTGGATGGATTCCAAACGCTAATACAAATTTAATTATGCACACACCTTTTGCAAGTGCCGAATCATTTACTACTACGTCAAACGTAGGATTATCTACATAAATAGTATAACAAGGAAAAATAGATGGCAGTTCAATTAATTAACATAGGCAACACCGCAAACGACGGCACTGGTGATGATTTACGAGAAGCATTTGTAAAAGTAAATAACAACTTTAACGAATTGGACCTGCGTGACGATGAACAAACAACAGTAACTAATCTCGGTGCTACAGGCACAGGCATATTTAAAGAAAAAATTAATTACGACTTAAAATTTAAAAAAATAATAGGTGGTACAGGTCTTACGCTAACAGCTACAGACGATAATATTACAATAGCTAATGATAAAGTTTATGACTTTACGCAAGCTGCTGTTGCTGGTAGTAGCTATGTTACAAAGCAATACGACTTTTCGGATAGTAGAATACTTTACAACAACGTGTATGCTTCTTTAGCTGATTTACCAAGTGCAAGCACATATCACGGGTTATTTGTACATGTACACGGTACAGGCGGCGCATATTATAGTCATGGTGGTGTATGGGTAGAACTTGCAAATAAAACAGATGTAGCAGAATTATCAGAAGATACAACTCCTGCACTAGGTGGAAACTTAGATGCCGGCGGATTCAATATAACAAATGCTGGTACTATTATTTCAACAGGCATTACTGGAAATTTAACAGGTAATGTTACTGGTTTAATTAATGGTATTGATCCAGCGGCGAGTTATGCTACATATAGTAACATGGACATGGGCGGCGTAATTAATACAGTAAACAATATTGTAGACTTTAGAATGCTTAATGATGATGTAGATATGGGCACTTGTGTATCAGCAAACGAAATAGAAGTCGACTTTGGCGCAATTGCCGTATAATCGAATTCCGATAAATACGTAGTAAGGAATTGATATGGCTAAATTACAAACTAATACTACGATCAGCATTACCAAAACTTGGTTCCAGCAGGCCAATGGGTTTACATATCCAATTTCTGTTAGGGTGCCAAATCTTGCTTCATTGTCTGGAAAAAGAATTCCAGTTGCAATATTACTACACGGATCGGGTAGTAACGGGCAAGCAACATTAAGTAATTGGGATTCTATATTACCCGACCATATATTAATTGCTCCTACGGGATATCTTAATCAATGGAATATTGCACACGAAGAAACAAAGGCGCCTGATGTATCGTTTTTGCAGGACCTCTGTACACAGTTAAAAACATACGAAAACGTAGACGGCAATAAGATTAGAATTTTAGGCTTTAGTAACGGAGCCGGTTTAGCTAACAGAGCTTATATATCATTAGACGAACCAGGTGTTGACCAAATTGTAGCAATTGCTTCTACTTTTGGATCTATGATGTATAGAAGTGGTAATTTTTATATTCCAGTAAATGAACAATCAACTGGTGTTAATATATCAAACTTTCCTACTATCAAAATTCCATTCAAGCCAAGAAAATTTATAAACTTTCACGGACAAACTGACAGTAGCTTTCCTTATGTAGGAGGTGTACATAATTTTGGATACACTTTTATATCAGCACAGGCTAGTGCATTTGCAGTAGCAAAAGGGCAAGGCTATACTGGCTCGCAGATTGCAGATAACTTAGGTGTTGCAGACATTGGTGGAACATTTAGGTACACATACGATACACCATTTGGTGATGTATTACAATACAAATATCCTGAAGGGCACGAAGTAACTGTTTCAATTAAAACGCTAGTAAGTAACAACTTTGCATTTGTGCATCAAGATCAACCAGATTCACCTAGTGCTATATCAACAGTAGCTTGGAACGCTAGTCAACTAAATGTATCTGATCCTGAAGGAACATATCCAAGTTCAACTACATTTGCGTTTGACGGACAGGTAATAACAGCAACTAGTAACGGTGATCCTTATCCTGCACTAGCAGGGCATGGAATGACTAACACTGGAGTTAGATTATTTGGACATAACCCAAATGTTATTCAATCACAAGCTTATAGTTATAGAATTAAAAACAGAGCAGGTGAAAACACTTCTAATCCTCAAGCAACTGAATTAGGCGCCCAAGGCATATTTGCTAATGGTGTAGTAGCCTTTAATCCAAGTGCTGGATTTGGAATATTGCCTGGGTCAACTGTTTATCCTCCTATAGGATTTAATTACAATGCAGTTCATTTACAATCTGCATATGGTGTAGATGGTGCTGGGGGACATCCGCAAAGCAACGGGTCTTATCATTATCACGATGGATCTTTTTTATATAGTGGATGGAATACAAATAAAATGTATGCGGCCAATGCGTACTTTAATCAAACAGATTTTAATGGTGACAAGTATAGACATATTGATGGCCACAGTAAAATCGTAGGGTATTGCTTTGATGGCTATCCTATTTACGGCCCATATGGATATACTACAGGAACAGATAATAATTCAGCAGTAATACAAATGTCCTCGAGTTATATTGTACTCCCTAATGATGATCATCGTCCGGGCGATTTTAAGTTTGATAGAACTATAGAGGTTGATGGTGTAGGCACTGTGACTCTTACTGCAGGTAGTTTTTTACAAGATTTTGAATACCGAGAAACTAAAGGTACATTAGATAGATACAATGGAAGATATGTTAAAACTCCAGACTTTCCAAATGGAACTTATGCTTACTTTTTAACATTTGAAGGAACAACAGCTGATATAGGAATAGCTTCAGTTAAATCTAGTTATCCTTATATATTTGGAACAGAAACAAAACAAAATAGAAAACTTGTTCCTGCAACAGTAGATCAAGTAACATTAGATGCTGCATTAGTACAGAGTGCATTATGGAATGTAGCAACAGGAACACGACTTACTAACTTAATTGAAAGAAGTGTTGTTGATATTAGTTTGCCAATGGCAAATGGTGTAACTCCTACGCTAAAATTAATTAGTGGAAGTTTGCCCACAGGTACTAGAATAGAAGGTACTAGTATTGTTGGAACAGTTTACGAAGTTGCATATGATACAGTATTTACAGCAGTACTTCGAGCTAGTTATAATGGACTATGGGAAGACAGGACTATAGAATTTGCAGTGTCAGGACCTGATGATCCTGTTTGGGGAACTTCAGCAGGAGCATTGCCAATTGGACCAAATAGTGTATTCTATGTGCTTGACAGTGCTTTAATAAATTTTCAACTTGCAGCAACTGATACAGACATTGCCGCTGGTGATGAATTAACTTACTTTATTGCAGACGGTGACGGAATGCTGCCACCAGGTATTACTATGTCAGAAGGTGGGTTATTAAGTGGTATTACAGATCCGTTGTTATCCTTAGACAAGCGATTTGAAAGTGGCGGATATGATACAGAAAACTATGCAACACTTCCTTTAGATTACGGAGTTACTCCATCAAATGGGTTTTCTAGCTTCTTTTACGATAGAGAAACATACGACTATAATGAGCCTACAGTAAATCCAAGAAAGCTTAATAGATACTATCCATTTGCAGTAACAGTAACAGATGGCGAATCATTTGTTAAAAGAGAATTTCAAATTTATGTAGTTGGTGATGATTTCTTAAAAGCTGATAACACTTTAATGAGTGCTAGTACTGGAATATTTAAATCTTCAGCTACTAACGTGAGAAAACCTGTTTGGATTACTCCTGGAGCGTTAGGATACAGACGAGCAAATAACTACCAAACTATTTACTTAGATATTGTAAATAATTCTACACTTGAAGGCAAGCTATATTATACTTTAGAAAGCACTAACGATGACGGTACAAAGAGTATTGTTCCTCCAGGACTAAAGTTAGATGGCTCATCCGGTGAATTAGTTGGAAACATTCCTTACCAAGCAGCAATAACACAGGATTACAAATTTACTGTCCGTGCTACACGCATGACATTTGATTTAGAAAGTGTTAGTATTGCTGGAACATATTACGAAGATACAATGTTAGGTAAAACTAGCTTTAAGATTGGCAAGGTTAATCTAACAGGTGCTCTTGATGGAGTTAATGATCTATTTGAATTAATTAACCGTGAAGTTCTTTTAGGTAACAGTACCTACAAAATTACAAGCGTAGATGATAGAAATGCTCTTTACGATGTAATTTTTGTTGATCAAACTATTGCTCCTTCACTTAATCTTATTCCTAGTAGAACTGCAATAGTAGGTCAAGACAACATGTTTGTTACTAGACTTACAGAAGTACAAAAAGAAAAATATAATAAAAGATTTTTAAGATTTACTGAGTCAGAGAAATATCAAATACAGAGTATTACTCCGTATATTGAATATGAAATTACTCAAGTATCTCCTGGCAATGACGAAATGTATCCTGTAGGCATTCCAATGGATATAACTCTTAATGCTAACTATTATGTAGGTGACATGATTGAAAATACTACAGCTACAGGTGGTAATGGATATATCTACAAATGTACAACAGCACACACAGTAACTAGTGCAGGATCAGATATCGGCGGAGTAACACAATTAGTATTTACTGCGTCTAACTGGACACAAATAGCAGAAACAATATCTGGTATGACACTAGCTGATAGAGTTATTGCTACTAAGCAAGTATTACAAAACAAGTACGGTGGTGTTGCTACAGTACAAGTATTAAACGAGCAAGCTACACGCTGGAGAATACATATTCCTAGCACAGCAACTAGCAGAATAGTTTCTAACATAAGAGCTCATTTTGCAAATTCTGGAGATAGCACAGCAATGTCCGTTACCCTTCTTAGAGACAACGAAGATAGGATTGGATTTGATGTAAACTTAACTAGACAACTTACGCAGGGTAATAACTATGGTATTGGGCTGTTTAGAGGCGACGGATTCTCAGAAGATATTATTGTTGCTAATACTAAAGACATTCCGAGTACTGTTAAGACGTTTACAATAAAAGTTATTGGCGAAATTGATAGTGCTATAAAATGGGTTACTCCAGTAAGCTTAGGTACTATTCCTGCGAACTATATTAGTACGTTACTAATTCAAGCTCAAACTACTGTTCCTGATACTAGAATGATGTATTCTATTAAATTAGGTAAACTTCCATATGGTATGACTTTAGACATTAACGGAGAAATTCTGGGAAATGCACAACAGTTTGGTACGCCTGCGGACAAAGGCCTTACTACGTTTGAAAAGAAGGCAGTTATGTGGGACGGTGTTCTTCCTGGTGATACTACTTTTGATAGAAAGTACAAATTTACAGTTGAAGCAAAAGATAGATTTGGATATACAGCTATTGAGCAGGAATTTGATCTTACTGTAACTGATGTCGATACTAAAAAGTATACAGACATATACATGAGACCAATGTTGCCTAGTGCTGAAAGAACATTATATGCTAACTTTATCTCAGATAGAAATATATTTGAACCTGATAAGATTTATAGAGCAAACGATCCAACATTTGGATTACAAAGAAACTTAGACATGCTAGTATATGCAGGCATTGAAGCTAAGAAGATAGAAAACTTTGTTGCAGCGTCTGCTAAGAATCATAAGCGTAAGAAGTACATATTAGGTGACTTTAAAACAGCAAAGGCAACTACAGGAATAGGTGCAACTGCTAAAGACGTATACGAAGTAGTATATATAGAAGTTATTGATCCTGCCAATGCTAAACTTGGTAGAACAAAAACTAACTTTGAAATAACTACAAAAAGTGAAATTACTGTTGATAGTATAGCATACAGTCCTAAAGATGATGAGCAACGTATTAATTCAGGATATGACGCTTTACCTGTGTACACTAGAGGTGTAACTAAGTTTATATTTGAAGAACTAGAAGATACACTAGTTGTACAGACTAGAGATAGTAGCGATAGTAGCGAAAATCAATTTGTTGATGCAGATAATAACGACTTTACTATAGAACTAAAAGACGGAACTGATGTTACAGTTACACTTCAGTTAACAGATGCAGAGTCACAACGTTTTAGACCAGTAACTAATACCATTAAAACTGATAGCAATGCAGTCAGAGTTAGTCAAGGACTAGACAATATTAGATATATATCTAGTATAGACAACATGAGAAGTAATATTAAAGCTATTGGCGGTAATGAAAGAACATATTTGCCGCTTTGGATGCGTACTCCGCAAGCAGGGTTTCAAGAATTGGATTATGTAACAGCTATACCAATTTGTTATTGTAAGCCCGGAACAAGTGCAGATATACTTAGAAACATTGTTAATAATAAGTTTGATACAAAAACAATTACCTTTGATATTGATAGGTATATTGTAAAATCAACCGAAGACACCACGGATGAGAAATATATCTTGTTCGCAAATTACCAGTATAACGTCTAACAGCGATAAATAATACAGTAGAGGAAATAAAATGGCCAGTAATATTATAAGTGACACAATTGATGCAGCATACCCAATTGCAGGTGTTGACAACGACACGCAAGGATTTCGTGATAACTTTACAGTTATTAAGACAGGGTTATCAACAGCAACATCAGAAATATCAACATTGCAAAGTTCAACAGCAAAGCTGAACGCATCAAATGATTTTAATGGTACTAACATTGCAGATGCAAATATACAAGTACAAACTTCGCAATATCATAACGTAGGTACAGTAGTTGCTGGACTTAACATTAGTTTCCTTAACGGACATTACCAAAGCATTACAACAAACCTTCCAGTAGCTACAACATCTATTGCATTTAACTTATCAGACTGGCCAGCAAGAACTATGTATGCTGAAATGACTGTTAGCTTTTTAGGCAATGATACAGCAAAGTCAGCTACATTTACAGTAGCAGGTGGCGGAAGTATTAAATATGATACAAACTATCCAAAAGTATCTAATGTGCCTACACTAACATTAGACAGTTCTACTAACCCATTACTTGTTAAGTTTTGGACTTATAACTCAGGTACAACAGTGTTTGCACAATACTTAGGTCAGTACACTTAAAAATGATTAATCCATTAATAGATAACCTAGATGGATTTACACTACAAGAGTTAGACCAAAAAGTATCTGACTTACAACGTAAGTACTTTATGACCCCCAATCCTCAAGTGCAAGCACAAATTGCAAATGTTCTTGATATCTATAGGCTCGAACAGCAAGACCGCAGAGTAAAAGAGATGATGCGCCAACAAAATGACGAAAATGGCGAGAATTCACTTGACAAATTGATTAATATCAGTTAAACTATATACATGCTTATGAAAACAGACGAACTAGGTATTCCACGATTCTCTAATAGAGATCTTGTTGATATGATCTATACAGGTAATATCAACAAGTGTCATGTAGTTCTATGTGACGAAAGTGACGATATTAATTTGTTTAATAAAGCAGCTCAAGAGCAAGGGTTAGACAAACTAACCACATATATCCCAATTGATGTAGAGCAAAAAGACTTTGACAGTGCGTTACAGTCAGAATGGTTTATGCCTGATGAATATAAAAACATGGATATTTATTCTTACTTAGAACAGAAATGTCAAACAAATCCATCAGTAGCTAGACTAGACGAAGAATTCATAGAGTATGATAATCGAAACATGTTAGACTTGTTACGTTATATGGTATATCTAGTCGACTTTATGCGAGAGAATGATATTGTTTGGGGTGTAGGTCGAGGATCAAGTGTAGCAAGCTATATTTTGTTTTTAATTGGCGTACATAAAGTAAACTCGATCCAGTATGGCCTGGACTATAAGGAGTTCTTGAGATAAGTATGTATATAACAAAAGGAGACAAATATGTCAAAAGTATCAGCAGGTAAGAAGCAACACAGAAGTTTACGAGGAAAGCCAGTAGATATGGCTCTTCTTCAAAAGCGTAACGAACTTACTCCAGCAGTAGGTAATGCTCGTGTAAATGCACGTGGCGACGAACTTGGACCAGGTGGAACAATTATTCGTAAAAGAGAAGATATTGTCGATGAGCATTATCAACAAGCAGGCCAATCTGTACACTCAGCACCAGTTAATCCGGTAGCCGATACACCAGTAGTAGCTGAAGCTGCGCCAGTAGTTGAAAAAGCAACTAGAAAAGTAAAAGTTAAAGCAGATCCAGTAGCGGCAGAATTAACATCAGAAGAAGCTGAAATTATGGCAGAAGCTGATGCTGACGATAAATGGATTGAAGACGAATCCGGAAACTTTGTACAAAAAGGAAGCTAAGAATGGCTCAGAACTATTCCGCAATCAAAGGCACTCCACGTGCTATTGGTGAACAAGTATTAGTAACTGAAATGCACTTTGGTGAACAGGTAACTAAAGCAGGTTTGATTATTAGTAGTGACGATGGTGACACTAGAGGAATTTATCCGCGTTGGGGTAAAGTATATTCTAAAGGTCCAGACAACAAAGACGACTATGAAGTAGGTGACTGGATTTTAGTTTCGCATGGTCGTTGGACTCGAGGTCTTAAACTTGAAACTGAGGCTGATGGCGAAATTGAAATTAGAAAAGCTGAGCTAGAAAGTATTCTAGCATACAGCAAAGAAAAACCGAATGGTATCCATATTGGCGCAGAGTTCACAGACGGACAAGCGGCTACTATTGATCCATCATCTTTTATAACCGGCGCTTAACAGAAAGAGACCTTTCGTGACACAACTAGACTTGAATAAGTATAAAGAATTTGTAGACGCAGTAACTAGTGAAGAAAGTAAAAGCAATGATGCTTTTAGTTCTCGTTGGAATAGCTTAGAAAATCAACGGCACGCTGATATGCCTAGACTGCTAACAGCATGTTTAGGACTTAGTGCAGAAGCTGGCGAATTTACTGAAGTAGTAAAAAAGATTGTCTTTCAAGGAAAGCCACTAGACGAAGATAACATTTGGCACATGCAACGTGAGCTAGGTGATGTTATGTGGTATTGGATGCAGGGTTGTATCGCACTAAAGATTGACCCAAATGAAGTTATCCAAATGAACATTGATAAACTAAAATCGCGATATCCGGGTGGTGACTTTGATGCACATTACTCCGAAAATCGAAAAGACGGCGATTTATAAAAAAAACACTTGACAATCTTCTCATTATGCGTTATAATAGTATTATTACGTATTAATGAGGAGTTTGTATGAGATTACCAACACAACTTAGCGGGCTAGGCACTACTGGATTAACTGGTATCGTGCTTATGACTCTGCATATCACCGGATACTTAACAGGATGGGCATGGCCCTTGCTGTATGTAATGCTTATTATTTCAGGTATCGGCCAAGAAAATAGGAAGGGTTCTTCATGACCACACATGCAATGATCGATCTAGAAACACTAGATACAAAGCCTACTTGTCAAATTTTAAGTATGGGTTGTGTGAAGTTTAATGCTTTAGATGACAGTGAACCGCATAGTGAGCTATATATTAAGCCTGATATTGATCAGCAAGATAAGTTAGGTCGTACTACAAGCGATAGCACTATTGAATGGTGGGGCAAACAAGACCCTAAAGCAATGGAAGAAGCATTCTCTGAACACGGACGAATGAATCTAGATATGATGTTAGATCAACTTACTAAATGGTTAGTTGGTGTTGATGTTATTTGGGGACACGGTTACGGGTTTGACATTACTATTTTAGAAGACCTTTATCGAAACTGTGAACGCCCTATTCCATGGCAGTTTTGGCAAATCAAAGATAGCCGAACATTGCTTAGTGCATGCAAAGTAGACCCACGTAAGGCAATGCAAAGCGATTTACACAATGCTCTTGCAGATGCTTATTTTCAAGCAAAGAGTGTACAAGTAGCATACAAGGAACTAGGTATTTTAAGATGACACATGCTACAAGATGTCCAAAGTGTGATGTTACATGGCAAGAAACACAATCAATTTACCAAACGTTTTTGGGAAGGTTTAATAACGATCCAATCAAAGCAAGAGAATCTTCTGAGATGTATGGTTGCACAGAAGAATCACCTAAATACTTTGGTAAGAATGTAACAGGCATTGAGGTACAAGGCAAGTATGATGGTGTAAGCTTTTGGAAGTGTATTCCTTGTGCTACAGTGTTTGATAGATGGACAATGGAGGAAGCTACTATTGACAAATACTGTTAAACGTGTTAAACTAAGTGATATGTTAGATGATGATAGCGACATCATGAACGAACTAGCAGTTAAATTTGAACAACAATACGGAGAAGAACTTGAAAGAATTATGGGTAGAAAAGTATCGTCCGAAAACAGTACAAGGGTACGTGTTTCGAGATGATGCACAACGTAACCAAGTAAACACTTGGATTAAAGAAAAGACTATTCCGCATTTGTTGTTTAGTGGCGCCGCAGGTATTGGTAAGACAACACTTGCTAAACTATTGTTTAACGAACTTGATCTTGAACCGTTAGACATTCTTGAAATTAACGCAAGCCGAACTAACAGTGTTGATGATGTGCGTGACAAGATTGTAAACTTTGTACAAATGATTCCGTTTGGTGACTTTAAGGTTGTACTACTTGATGAGGCTGATTATTTGTCGCCTAACGCACAAGCCGCACTACGTGGTGTAATGGAAGAGTATCACACAACTGCACGTTTTATCTTAACGTGTAACTATCCTAACAGAATTATTCCTGCATTACACAGTCGTTGTCAAGGATTTCACATTGCTAAGATTGACCAAACAGAGTTTACAGCAAGAGTAGCAGAGATTCTTATTACAGAAGGCGTTACTCCAGACTTAGACACGCTTGACACTTATGTTAAAGCAACGTATCCTGATTTGCGTAAATGTATTAATACAGTACAAATGAACTGCCAAGATAATAGTTTACTTAAACCTAATGAAGGTGACACAGGCGAAGCTGACTGGAAACTTGAAATGGTTGAGCTGTTTAAAGCAGGCAAGATTCAACAAGCACGTAAGCTACTTTGTGGTGCTGTGCGACCAGAAGAAATGGAAGAGATATTTCGCTGGCTTTATGATAACATTGAATTGTTTGGCAACGACGAACAACAAGACCAAGCAGTTTTAGTTATTAAGAAAGGCTTAGTGGATCATACATTGGTTGTAGATCCGGAGATTAACCTAGCAGCAACATTAATTAACCTAGCGAGGATATAATGACTACTAAATATTGTTGGAGATAATAAATGACGTATTTAGTAACTGATAATTGCATTAAGTGCAAGCATATGGATTGTGTAGAAGTGTGTCCAGTAGACTGTTTTTACGAAGGTGCAAACATGTTGGTAATTAACCCAGATGAATGTATTGACTGCGGAGTATGTGTACCTGAGTGTCCGGTAGATGCAATTATACCGGACAATGCTGTAGCTGATTATCCTAATATTGATCTACTAGCAATAAACACAAAGTATAGTGAACTATGGCCTAATATTACAGATGCTAGGCCCGACGATGTTCCAGCAGATGCAGCAGAATGGGATGGAGTTGCAAACAAATTTGAAGAACACTTTTCAGAGGAGCCAGGGATTGGTGACTAGCAATAAAACACTGATAAATGATATAGTACGCATAGACGTAATAGAAGAAGAAGTAGAGTATTATAAAACCTTGTTACAAGAATCTGACACTGGGCATATACATACTACTATTGGATTCTTAAACAACCGAATTAAAGAACTTAAAGGAGAAGAAAAATAATGGCCGCTAGATTAGTATGCTATAGTAAAGCAACAGACGAATTTGAAGCAGAAGGGTTAACAGATCTACAGGAACTTATTGCATTTTGTGCAAAAGTATCAAACCCTACAGCACAGATCAATACAGCAACTAGCGAAAAGCTGATTAAGTATTTGATTAAGCATCAGCATTGGTCACCATTAGAGATGGTTAATGCTACAATTGAAATTAAAACAACACGCGACATTGCACATCAAATTGTACGTCATCGTAGTTTTGCCTTCCAAGAGTTTAGTCAGCGTTATGCAGATCCTAAAGAACAAGGTGAAGTATTTGAAACTAGTGAAGCACGTTTACAAGACACTAAGAATAGACAAAACTCGATTGATATTAACTTAGGTGATGAAGGCATGCCTGAGCTTATTAACCGCTGGGAAGAATTGCAGCAGGACGTAATCTTTACAGCAGGACGAGCATATGACTGGGCTATTAATGCAGGTATTGCTAAAGAAGTAGCACGTAAAGTATTGCCAGAAGGTCTTACAAAAACAACGCTATATATGAATGGCAGTATACGTAGTTGGGTACATTATATTCAGTTGCGTAGTGCCAATGGAACACAAAAAGAGCATATGGATATTGCACTTGCTGTTGCAAAGGTTATTACAGAAATCTTTCCAATAACTGAGACTTTGTAATGTTTAACTTTTTTAAGAAAGATTCTCCTGAATTAGTATTTGAATGTGACAATTGGGCTACACGTAAGTATAGTCCAATTAGACCTGCTTCAGAATTTATTCCGGAAAAGTTTGGTAATTTGCCATCTACTCTTAAAAAAGGTGCTTATCAAAAAGAAAATATTTATAGTGTTAAAATTTGCCCGGGCCTACAAGACTATATAGGAAGCGGATTTGTTATTACTGCATGGTGCGACATACACTTTAAAATACAAAATGGACATCCTGAAACTGTATACAGTGATCCAGATTTACAAGCATCGTATCACCCGCCGCAACAAATGGGTAACTTTTTAGATACAAAGTTTCCTATACGAACTCCGGTTAAGTTAGATAATCCTTGGGTTACTTACAGTAAAGATGATTGGAGTATTATGTACTTGCCAATGCATTTTCATGAAAACCCATACTTTGAAGCAATTCCAGGTGTAATTGATCATGATAAAGGGCCAGGCAGATCGCCTTTAAATATCATGCTTAAAACTCATGAAGACTTTGTAATTAAACAAGGAACTCCGTTAGTACAGATGATACCGTTTAAACGACAGATAGTAACTGCACGAACTGGTAATGTCCGGCCAAATACTATTAACAGATTTAATGCACTAGTTAAAACTAGTGGGCTAACCTTTAAAGGTTGGAGCTTCTTTATGAAGGAAAAGAAATCCTATAAAGTTGATACGCACGATTTAAACATTCCATCTGATATAGAATAGATGATTGGGGAGCAAGCTCCCCAATCCTTTACTCGTCGCCGTAAATCTTAAGGACCTCCTTAACTGCTTCGTGTCGCTCGATGTCGCCTTGAGCGAAGTGGACTATGTCCAAGTGGGCCGAGTTACTAGCTTTCAACTTCTTAGTGAAGTCTACTAAACCGTTCTGGTCAATACGATCAGCCTGAGCTAAATCACCAGTTACAGCCATCATACTGCCTTCGCCGAGTCTTGTTAGTAACATTTTCATTTGATTTGGGGTAGCGTTTTGCATTTCGTCTGCTAATATGAAGCTACTTTTAAAAGTACGACCACGCATATATGCAAGTGGTGCAATTTCAATAATACCTTCTTCTATCATACCTTCTATTTCCTTTGCATTAAAGTACTCACGTAACACATCAAATATTGGTCTCGTCCATGGTGCCATTTTTTGTTCTAATGTACCTGGTAAAAACCCTAAATCCTCATCAGCAGACACAGCTGGCCTAGTGACAATGATTTTATCGACAGTCCCTGCTTTAAATAGCTTCACAGCTACCTGACATGCTAGTAGTGTTTTACCAGTACCAGCCGGACCAATGCCAAAGACTATGTCTTTAGATTCGTCTAACAGTTTTAAAACATATGTTTCTTGATTTTTGTTTCGGGGAATTATCGTAACGCTTTGTTGTTTTTGATATGTGTTGAATTCAACTACGTTGGTGTAGTTGTTAGTTGAGGTTTGTCTCTTGCGAGAAGCTCGTTTTGCACCCATTAAGTGTCCTCCTTTGGGATATTAAAGAAGTAAGTTCTGTTCAACCGGTAGAGGCCGAAAGTCCCTACACTAATATTTAGCACATGAGGACTGGCCAAAAAAAGGTATGTTAACTCGTAAATGTCGATAAATAAGTATAGTAAATAAAAACGGGTAGATAACACATGCAAGATGTAATGGATATTATTAAAAACATTGAGTCTATATATGATTCAAATACTTCTTTCCAAGTCCTCAAAGACTTTGAACGAGTGTTAGATGAATTGGACATTTATGTATACGCTAACTGGAAAGATGGCGAGTTAGCAAGCGGTCCAACCATTGAGCGTCACTGGGTTACATGTAGCTTTATGTGGGATCGAGAAGAAATGCCTGATCCAATGGGCGGAAAGCGTCTATTAGATTACGACTGTAAAGTATCATACGAAAAGACACATATGATAGAGCCTAGAAAAATTGAAGAGCCTGATGATATCCGTCCAGGAACTAAAAAAGGAAAATTAGACAGACGCCCAATATGGGTTGTTACTATTCAGATGCCTAAAAAATTAATTGCAGACATATACACAGGGTATATTGAAGATGCATTTATTGATCCAACAGAGGCGCCTGGACCGGCGGCAGAAGCACAGCCTGCAGATGATGTAGCAGCTGCTGAACCAGACCCAGCTATGGAGCCAGCAGTATGACCTTACAAAGACACGACTTAAGAGACCTAGTAGATGACGTTTTAGAAATTGATTCGTTTAAATCTAAAATGGGCGATGATAAAGATATTATTACTGTATCTGTTAGCACACTTTCTAGGGAGTCAGCACAAGACCTTACAAACTTCTTTGAAAGAGGTTATACATTTGTACTAGATGCAGATACTACAACTAGCGAACAGGCTGACGGCACATATAAAGTATTTGTAGAGCTTGAAAGAAACAAACATGCCGGTGACAACATAATGGAACTAGCTGACGGTATGTCAAACTTAACCGGTCTAGATAAATTTAGATTCCGTTACTACAAAGAATTCCGTAGTATGGATTTAACACTCGACTCACTAGAAGAACATATGCCATCAGATCCGGAAATGTACGGTATTAACCAAAAAGGCATGTTAGACGAATCTACTATTAACAACTATACTAACTTTTTTAATAAGAGTATGTTAGAGTCAGTTAGTATGAGAAATAACACTATTACATTAAAAAAGAAATGGGCTGATCCTATTCAATTAACATTTGTAGATTTTGGTCCTACGCAACAAACTCTTAACAGTATAAAAGAGTCATTTAACGCTAATGATTTCGCTGAGATCATTTACCTAAGTAAATATATTGGTGATTACAATATTACCAAATACGGTGACAAGCTAACTTTGGATAACGAAGGTCAAACGCTTGTTGTCAAACGAATTAGTCATTAAAGATCACTGAAAGGAAATAAGAAAAGTGTCGTTTGAACTACAAAAAGAACACCTAGCAAAGTTAATTCCAGGCAACAAAGAAGTTGATGCCTGGTATACAGCATTAGTAGATGTATTACCTAAGTACGGTATTACTACAGAAAGACGTATGGCTCACTTTATTAGCCAAACATCACATGAATCAAACAACTTCCGCTCACTTACTGAAAACTTAAACTATAGTGAGAAAGCACTTAACGCAGTCTTTAGTCGTTACTTTGGTGCAGCGCCTAAGCGTAATGCAGCAGAGTATGCACGTAATCCAGAAAAGATTGCAAACTATGTATACCAAGACGAGTTCCGCTCTAAGCGTGGACAACTAGGCAACACAGAAGACGGTGATGGCTGGAAGTTTTGTGGACGTGGACTAAAGCAACTTACTGGACGCAACAACTATGCACGTTTTGCTAAAACAGTAGGTATGACAGCAGACGAAGCAGCAGTGTATGTTGCAACTGAAAAAGGTGCTGTTGAAAGTGCTTGCTGGTTCTGGAAGGCAAACGATTTAAATTCAATTGCAGATACAGATGACGTAACAAAGATGACTAAAAAGATTAACGGTGGTAACATTGGTCTTGCTGATCGTCAAAAGCGTTATGCTAAAGCAATGGAAGTCTTTGGTAATCCAGTATCGCTTGCAGATGATGACGGAGATCATGATTTTGAACTTGACGAAATTGGTGTACTACGCAAAGGTTCTAAAGGTGAAGGCGTTAAGATGATGCAAGAAGCATTAGGCGTCGGAGCAGACGGAGCATTTGGTCCAGGTACAGAACGTGCTTTAAAAGCATGGCAAACTGCTAACGGCTTAACTGCTGATGGTATTGCTGGACCATACACATTGGAAAAACTACTAGGATAAACTATGTTTGGATCAATCAAAATTGCCCTTTTATTAATGTTGTTAGCTTCGGCTGGTGGAGCGTATGTATACGTAACAGATCTACAAAAGACATCAGAAATACATCGGTTAAATGCTGAGAAATTCGAACAAGCTGTCAAAACAAACGAAGAAGCATTGCGTGTACAAAAAGAAAACTACTTAGCAATGGCTAAAAACCTAGAAGTTGTAAATAAGGAATTTGCAGCTACTAGAGCACAAAATACTGTATTAGCTGATAAGCTAGCAAAACATGATTTAAACTCACTTGCGGCTAAGAAGCCTAAAAGCATTACGAGATTAATAAACAGAGGTTCTGCTAATGCAGGAAGATGTTTTGAACTACTTAGTGGTGCAGATTTAAACGATAGAGAAATGGAGGCAAAAAGTGCTAAATCGTTCAACAATGAATGCCCTTGGTTGTGGCCTGGTATTATCAGTACTCCTTAGTGCTTGTTCCAGTTTACCGCCTGTTATAACTGTAAGTACAGTTCCAATTGAGAAACCTCAATTAGTATTACCTCTAGTTGACAAAGTTGCTATGAATGAGGTAAAATGGGTTATAGTTACTGAAGATAATATAGAAGAAATATTAACAGAAATAAAATCAAGCGGACAACCCCTTGCTATATTTGGGTTGACTGGCCAGGGATATGAAAATTTAAGTACAAACTTTAGTGCTATAAGAACACTAGTCCAGCAACAGCAAACTATTATTGCAGCCTACAAAGACTACTACGAAAAATCTAACGAAGCACTTGATAGTGCTAACGAACAAATTGAGTCTACTCAATCTTCTATTGACGAACAACAGTCTATTAATAAAGAAAATAATTCTATATTAGATAAACTAAATCCCTTTAAATAATCCTCTAAATAGTTATAAATACAATATAACAATTGGAGACCTATATGTGGCTATGGCTAATATCAAGTATTGCAGGCAGTTTGCTTGGCGCAGCATCAACTAGATGGTTTAAAGATACCAGAGCTGGTGTTTGGTGCTACAATAAGTACGATGATATAGCTAATTGGGCTGTGGACCGTTATGGTATAGACATTCTTGATAAAGAAGCTATAGCATGGCGTACAAAATACCCCAATGTAGCAAAAAGGACTGATGAACTTGAGCATAGAATTAACTTTCTCGAGCTAGAAATCAAAAGGCTCCGCGAAGGGAAGGGCAATGGGAAATGAAATAATGGATGTAGCAACACTAGCAGAAGATATTACCTTACTAATAATGCCATTTTTAGGTGTACTAGTAATGGTAGTAATTACTTTATGGTTTAAAGACTTCGCTATGAAGATTGCTAAGGGCATGGCGTTCCAAATGAACAAACAATTCCAAGAGGGTGACAAAGTTATCCTTGATGGAGAACGTGCTTTAATTGTAAAAATTGGAATAACAGAAACTGTGTTTGGTGTTACTAAATCATCAGGCGAGTTTGAAGGCGATTATGTTTGGAGATACGTACCTAATGAACGTATTGCGTTTTTAAAATTAGAAAAAGTTATATTCGACAACGTACCAAATAGAAATGGTGAGAGAATCGATGACAACTCCCAAGAAATTAATCACTTAAAGAAGAGAGGATAATATTATGGCAGACGATAAGAACACAGTAAATGTTGACAGGGCAGACTATGATGCTATGCGTGATAAGATTGCAGAATTAGAATCAGCAGAGCCGGCAGCAACTGAAGGATGGCGCGAAACATCAGCAAATGCAATGTGGGTTGCACCTGAATACTTTAGTAGATGGAGATTATTTCCACGAGCGTTTATTTCAATGTACATCTACTTACTATATGAAGTAGTAACATGGTTTATGTTATTAACAGCTCCTGTAGCAGAGCAGGCGGCACTTGTTAGTGTTGTTGTAGGTGCCGGTGCTGCATGGTTTGGTCTATATGTAAACTCAACAGCAGGCGGCGGCAAAGACAAGTAGCCGCAACTTGTAAGTTCAATTACTACATAAAATAAGTAGTAGTATGACAGACTATTATAGTAGACTAGGTGTAAGCAGAAATGCTACACAAGAAGACCTCAAAAAGGCATATAAAAAAGCTAGTATGCAACACCATCCTGACAGGGGTGGTGATGCCGAGAAATTCAAAAGAATTAACGAAGCATATAGTACACTAAAAGATCCTGCTAAAAAACAACAGTACGATAATCCTCAACAGCAACAACGTAATCCATTTGGGCAAGGGCAACAAGAGCATAACCCATTTGAAGGAACGCCATTTGAACATCATTTCCATCACGGGTTTGGCCAACAACGACCAAGGCGTCCTTTAAATCAAGACATACGTATAATGGCTAACGTTGATCTTAGAGATATAGTTACAGGTAAAAATCTATTTGTACAACTGCCGCTTGGCTCGGGCAGAACTGAATCAATGAATGTAGATATTCCTGCAGGTGCAAAACAAGGTGACACAATACAATACGAAGGGCTTGGAGACGATACACATAGACAGTTTCCGAGAGGAAACTTACACGTTGTTATACAAGTTGCACCGGTTATTGGGTGGGAAAGGAATGGTAACGATTTAATTACTAAAAAAACCGTAAATCTATTTGACTTATTGCTAGGAGATGTTATAATAGTAACAACACTAGACGATAGAAACATTAAATTAACTATTCCAAAAGGCACAAATTCAGGTCAACGATTCAGTATACCAGGATACGGGATCCCCGATATTAATACAGCACAACGTGGTAACATCCATGTCATTGTTGAAGCGGAAACTCCGGAAATAACAGACGAAAATCTGTTAAACAAGATTAAGCAAATTAGAGAAGAGATCGAATAATATGGTAGAACCAAGTAAAGAGTTACAATTAGTTTTTGATAAAGCAATTAATGATGCTAAAAAGCTGCAGCACGAGTATGTTACACTTGAGCATTTGCTACACGCAATCTTTTGTGAAGAAAAGTTCTGTAATATTATGACTATGTTTGGTGCTGATGTAGCTTACATTAAGTCTAATCTAGAACATCATTTAAAAACTAACATGGCTGATATTATTACTGACAAAGTTAAGATTAAGCCAAAAAAGACACATACTGTAGAACGTGTACTAAATCGTGCATTTACTCAAGTACTATTTGCAGGACGTAATACAATTGACTTAACTGATGTTGTATTAAGTATGCTAAATGAAAGAAAATCTATTTCAGTATACTATTTAGAGAAGGGCGGAGTTGAGAAAGCGAAGTTTGCAGAATTTCTTAACAGTGAACTTGAAGAAGATTTACTAAGTGACGATGAAATAAGTAGTGATGCTAAACGTGCATTACGTGCATTTACTACTAATCTAAACGATGAAGTAAAGCGTGATAAGATTGATCCTATTATCGGACGTAGTTCCGAACTTGAAACACTAGCACTAGCATTAGGCCGTAGACAAAAGAATAATGTGCTAATGGTAGGCGATCCAGGTGTTGGTAAAACAGCTATTGCTGAAGGACTTGCATACAATATTGAAAATGGCAAGGTTCCTAGCTTCTTGTCAGAGTATAAAGTATACAACTTAGACATTGGTGCAATGCTTGCCGGCAGTAAGTATCGCGGAGACTTTGAAGAACGCTTTAAACTTGTTATGCAAGCACTTACCAAACAAGGTAAAACTATTATGTTCATCGACGAAGCACACATGATGAGCGGTGCTGGTGCGTCAGGTGGTGGTGGTAGCAATGACCTTGCTAATATGCTAAAGCCTGCACTTACTAAAGGTGACTTGAAGGTTGTTGCGTCAACTACATGGGAAGAATACCGTAAGTACTTTGAATCGGACCGTGCGTTGATGCGTAGGTTCCAACGTATTACTATTGGTGAGCCTAGCAAAGCAACTACAAGAGATATTTTAATTGGAATTAAGAAATACTATGAAGAATTCCATAACACTACTATTACAGAAGAAGCTATTGATTCAGCTATTAAGTTAAGTGTAAAATATCAGCCTGATAAGAAGCTTCCAGATAAAGCAATTGATCTTATTGATATTGCATGCTCAAGATTTAAAGTAAATGATGACGAATCAGAAGAGAAAATTGTTGGTGAATCACAAATACAGTTTGAACTTGCTAAGTTAGTTGATATGCCTACAGAGCGTATTGCTGAAAAAGAAACTGAAAGCTTAATGAACTTAGAAAAGAACCTTAAAGGCGAAGTGTACGGACAAGACGAAGCTATTGAATCAATTGTTGATAAGGTACTAGTTAACCAAGCTGGCCTAAAAGCTGATGACAAGCCAATTGGATCGTTTGTGTTTATGGGCCCAACAGGAACAGGTAAAACTGAGACAGCAAAGCAGTTAGCAAAATGTTTAGGCGTAAACTTAGTACGTTTTGATATGAGTGAATACCAAGAAAAGCATTCAGTTGCTAAACTGATTGGTTCACCTCCAGGTTATGTTGGACACGAAGATAATGCAGGACAGTTAATTACTAAACTGCAAGAATCACCTAACTGTGTACTACTACTTGACGAAATTGAAAAGGCGCATCCAGATGTTTCACAAATATTGTTGCAACTTATGGACAATGGTAGAGTTACAGGTTCTAATGGTAAGGTAGCTGACGCACGTAATGCCACACTTATACTTACTACTAACTTAGGTGCTCGAGACGCAGAGAAAAACACCATTGGCTTTAATGAAGACTTTGAAAATGTTCAAGATGATACTGAACTAAAACGTTTCTTTAGTCCAGAGTTTAGAAATAGACTAGATGGTGTGATTACATTTGCCAAACTAGGTAAAGAAGTAATGATGAAGATTGTTGGCAAGTTCCTAGTTGAGCTTAAAGACATGGTTAAAGATAAAAACATAGCAATTACTATTACTGATGATACACTTGACTACTTAGTAGACAAAGGATTTGACCCTGCTATGGGTGCAAGGCCTTTACAACGTGTTATTGACAAGGATATCAAACGTAAACTAGCAAGAGAAATGTTATTCGGTGATCTTAAAGACGGTGGTTCATTAACTATCGATTATAGAGATGGTGAGATTCAATTGGACTGTGTTAAAGATGAAATCACTACAACTGTTTGATACTAAGAAGCTTTTTTATAAGACATATCTTTATAAATTAGACCTAAATAACTGTCTTAATTTTATGTTTAGAACTGGACTGCAAAAAGGTACAAATTTAGAATATGCTAGAGGCGAATTGGATGAATTGGCTAGAAAATACCGAGCCGGTGAGCCTCTAGTACGTACTGTTTTTAGGAGTGTACACGAAGTATCAATAGATGATTACTTAGATGCTAAAGATCTATATCTTATACTAAAAAATGAAACTAATTATAAGGTTAGGATTGAGAATAGAGCTAGTATTAGTATATACACAAACAATAAAGAACTATTAGATAAAATAGTTATGCGTTTGCGCCGAGGGGCAGTAGGTCTTTGGGGGCCTAGGAAAGGTACAAAAAATATATTAACACCTGAAGTAATACTTGTTAATACTGAGCCTGAATTTCCGATAAGAGTAATGCTTAAAGACGTTAGAATATCACCTGACTTTGCTATTTGGTTAAGAGCTAACCGAGATAAAGCTAGGATTGGCGATACAGCATTACATTGTATTGATAAACACATGCATATGACTAATTTTTATTTCCATGTAAGAGATGAAAAAGTAATGTCTATAGCGTACATGTTAATAGGACATGCTATAAGAGATATTTACAATTTAGTGTACATGCCTGCAAAGAATGATAAATAGTTATATGTCCAATAATAGCGAAACACTTTTAACAGCAAACACACACCCAGGAGATAGTACTTCTGTAACACTAACCGGCTCTGATTTTAAAGGGGATGGTTACTACGGGCGTAGTGACGGCTTACACACAGTACAGTATGACTACGTTGGTTTAACTGGCGTAATTCAAATACAAGCAACGCTTGCAACTGTTCCGGTGGCAGCTGATTGGTTTGGTGTTGCTACCACAACACTAGTTAACGAAACTGGTACTAATATACAGAACTTTACTGGAAATTATGTATGGTTAAGAGCTCAACTAGTTTACTCTGACGGTACTATAAACTCCGTTGTAATGAATCATTAGGAATAAAACATAATGGAACACTTTGTAAGAATAGTAATGGAAAAGAATGATAATCTAAATGAAAGTTTAGACGAATCAATATTCCCATCAAGTGAGCTATACGAATCTGAGCAAGGTGCAACAATAATACAGATTCCGTTAGCAAGACAATTATCTGAAGAAGAATCAACAGAGTATGCTAACCGTTTAGCAAATTATATGTTTGAACAAGGTCACGAAGACTTTGATATTGAAGTTAGTACTGATATAACAGACGATCTTGATGAAGAAACGTATGATGACGATGACGAGTTTTACGAAGAATATGGTGAGATGTGGTTTAACGAAGATGATATTATGGACGAAGCAGATTATCAAGGACGTAAAGTTAAACTAGGCAAGCCAATGCAAGGTGACGTAAAAAAGTTTAAGGTGTATGTCAAAGATCCCAAGACTGGGAACACCAAGAAAGTTAACTTTGGCCACGGTGGAAGCAGTGTTAAAGGCAAGGCAATGAGTATTAAAAAGAATAACCCAGGTGCCAGACGTTCATTTAGAGCAAGACATAATTGTGATAACCCTGGACCAAGAACAAAAGCAAGATATTGGAGTTGTAGAAAATGGTAAAATCAGTTGCACAAGAAATTAGAGATCTAGGTAACAGACTAGCACAAATTAATGGACTTGATGAGCCTGGTGTTCCAGTTAATCCTCCGGCACCTGTACCTCATAGTGTTCCAGTACCGCCACCGGGTCCAACTACACCGCCACCAGCAATGGTTGCAATGAATTCAGGTGCAATGGGGCATGCGGCACCAACTAAAGTACAAGATTGGTTTGAAGAGCCTTCATATCCTCCGTTATTTCAAGCTTATAATCCAGGCGTGAAGTAATATGAAAATTAATGAATTTGCAGCACCTCAAGATGATAACTTACCGTATGATGTAGTTGATGACCTTACTATCTTTATGCGTAACGATCCTATGTTTTACCGTAAAAAATTGTTTCCATGTATTATGCAAATGAAAGACAAATACGATGGTAAAAAAAGTATAGTACCACAAGAAGCATTTGGTCCAATAGTTGATGAAGCTATGGAATCATACTGTCAGCAGTACGGATTAGGCAGACGAGACAAGATCTTTAAGTTACAAGATCGAGACGATGTTATTAATAAGCTATATGGTGAAGAAATGAAACAAATTGAGTGCGGAGCCTACTAAATGCTATTGCGAGAGTTGTACGAAGCAGGCACTGAAAAAGTAGTTGCCGTTATGCCAGGCGGGTTTCATCCCTTTCATCCCGGTCATAAAAGTTTGTACGATTGGGCTGTAAAAACTTTTGGTAATGTATATGTTGCTGCAACTAACGACACCGCAGCTAGACCTTTTCCATTTGATGTAAAGAAAAAACTTGCTGTATTAGCAGGTATTCCATCAGATAAGTTTATTCAAGTAAAATCACCTTTTAACGCTATGAGCTATCAAGACATTGTAGATGACAATACTGCACTTGTATTTGTACGCAGTGAAAAAGACAAAGCTGAACATCCTAAGCCAGACCAAACTAAGAAGAATGGTGAGCCAGGCTACTTAAAGTCTTACACAGGTAAAGACATGGAAAGTTCTAATACTTCAGGCTATATGGCGTACGGTCCTACTGTTAACTTTGACTTTAGTGGCATGCAAATTAAGAGTGCAAGTGAATTACGTGCAACTTGGCCCAACATGAGTGACGAAGACAAACATAAAGCAGCCGCTCTTATGTACGGCAAAGGACACGACGAAGCAGTACAGTTACTTGACAAAGCACTTGGTGGTTCTGATACAACAGAAGCTGTTAGATCTTATAGATCAAGTGCATCAGACCAAGCGGCAGCAGCTGGCGCTTATAATGGTGGCAAGAGTGTTGGTAAGCAAAAAAAAGCAGCCAAGGTAAAAGACCCTAAGTCGCAAGAGCGTAAAGACGCTGGCGTTGCAAGGATGCGTGATCAAGACGAAGCCGCTAAAAAAGCACAAAGAGATAGATTTGCCGCAATTAAGAAAGCTACAACTGAAGCTCTTGTACTAGATAAAGAATCACTTATTGACTATTTGCAGAAAGCAATCACTGACTGGGCAGCAAAAGAAAAAGATGTTGATAAGTTAAGTTATGTACTAAAGCACCTAAGTGGTAAAACAATTTCAACCCGAAATCATAAGTCTGGCAGAGAATATTTTACTGTAAATAAAGAGGACATTCTAGAAGCATTACGTAGAATACACGCTGATGGATGAACTAGAACGCATAAAGAAACTTGCAGGTGTAAACGAATTCAAAGGTTACACAGAGTACACTCTAGAAAACATCAGTGACGCTGCTGCAAGCAATGTCAAACAAATGAAATCAAAAAACATCAAGCCCGGCGATAAAGAATGGTTCGAACTATGGTTTGGCCTTCCAAAAATGACAGGTGAGAATATGCCACGGGGCTTCCGAGGGCGTAAAAAATGAGTTTAAGAACGTGGTGGCAAAGAGTTACTAGAGAAGAGTATGAACTAATTTTAACAGTAACTAAAGATGTTACAGTACATACTGATGGAACAAGAACTGAGTCTACTAAACAAGTTAAATACAAAGCAAAGAAGCTTGTAAAGCTAACTCCTAAACACATTATATTTAAAGATTTAGATAACAATAGGAACGAACTTAAATTTTTAAAACCTATTGAGTATCATATAAAGAAGATTTGGTAACATGAAAATACGTGAAATAACAGAAGGCGTTGGACGCATCACCAAACAGAATCAAACAGTTGATGTTGGTCCTAATCAAGTATCTATTGAAGCAAAAAAGATGGGGTTTACTGTTGACAAAGACGGACGACCTCCTACACTAAGTACCAAAGGCTAGTTAACCAAGTAATGAAGATATCTGAGATAACAGAAAACTTTGCTGACGGTAAAGTAAAAGGTAAAAGTAAACCAGGTCGTGTTAAAAAGTCCGGTGCTAGTTGTAACGGTAGTGTAACTGCACTACGTAAGAAAGCTAAGAACGCAAGCGGCGAAAAGGCTAAAATGTATCACTGGTGTGCTAATATGAAGGCCGGCAAGAAGTAGTAATATGGATAGAGATAATAAGTCGCCAGTCATGACTACTATTAAAGCTAGACACCAAACACCTCATGTAGATACAACTCCCCTTCCAGAAAACGACGTAGAATTTATAACTAGAGCAATTAGGAATACTCCTAGCAAACAAAATCTCCTTCCTTATAGAGTAGTAGTATTACCTGCACAACAAGAATTTAAAAAATATCTTGTAGAACATATTACTTGGTGTTCTAATCAAGATTACGAACGATTAGGCAAAGTAAGATCTTGGAAAGAGATAGTGGCAAACAATCAATACAATCACCCGTTAGTGATTATGTTCTTAACTAACAAAAAATTAGATAGTCAGGGCCAAGCTAACATTGAAATAGGACTAGCGGCGTCTAATGCAATGTATGCAGCAGCTGAATTAGGTTACAGTACTTCTTTTGCAAGATGCTTAGGTGGTGATAGTAAATTTGTAACATCAGTATTAAACTATCCAAAATTAAGTGTACAGTTGAGTGTGTGCATAGGAAAAGAAATTGACAATCCTCCAAGCTTAGATAACTACAATAGTATTTTGTTTAATGAAACTGGTGATCCTTGGGCTACTGATCGGAAGAATGTAAACTCATTAGATAGATTAACACATGAGCGGCGCAATAGAGGCGATCATGTGGAAATATTAGATAAAGAAATACCTATTTCAAAAAAGTGGAAGCTTACACGCCATCCTTAATAACTACTAGTATGAAACTAATAAGCACAGGACTGCTAGTAGTAGTCTTTTTTTGGATCTGGCCTGTAAGATTATTTACTAAAAAGAATAACTGTTATTTTTGGACATTAGAAACACTTATTGTTCAAGGCGGTAGTATGGAATGGTACCCATCACGTAGGTGGGTAGGATATCATGTAGTATGGATAGATCAAAATAACGTAGCTTGGGAATATACTAGAAAAATGCAACGTCATGATCCATGGTATACTATGATATTCTACAATGGACATATACGTAAGTTCCGTGGCAAAAGAAAATAATAAGGATAAATATTATTATGAAAATGAATGAAATATTAGACGAAGAAGTAGCTGCCGGTGGAACAAGTGCTGGTAATATTGCGGCTGTTGCAAGTGTTCCAGGTGCTAAACGTAAAGTAGGCAAAGGTGGCAAATACGGCGCCCCTAAAGCTCCACAAGCTACAAACGCAGATGGTACAGCTAAAAACGCATTAGATATGAAGGCCAACGTTATGGGTGGCAAGGCTATCAAACGATAAATACAAGTAATAGGAATTACGGGGATTCAAATGAGAAAACAAGAGATAGAAGAAGGGTTAGGCGAATTGGCAGATGTTGCCGAACGTGATCACGAAGTACAAATGGCCCGTGCTGAACTATACAAACTAGCAAAGTATGCTATCAAACTACACGACAAGCTAAAGAGTGTTAGCGAACGTGAAGGTTTGGAAGGTTGGGTACAATCTAAAATTACTAAATCAGCAGATATGATTGGTAGTGTATATCATCACTTAGATTATCAAGAAGTAGATGACCAGCCTATGATGGACTTAGAGCTTCCTGCTAAAGAAATGGCAGAAAGCGGCTTACAAGCTCATATTGGTGATAAAAAATATGGCAAAGCTGGCATGGACAAGCTAAGAAAAGCTGGACGTGATGGCGGTGGTGAAGAAGCCAAAGGTAAGATTAAAGATAAGATACTAGGTAAGAAAACTAACGAAGCATCATCATGCGATTGTAACTGTGGTAAAGCAATTTGCGAAAGCTGTGGTAAGCCTCATCATAAAAAGAAAGATAAATCTTACAAAGAATCACTTCAAGCTAAATTAGAAGGCAAATTTAAATCAGCTGCACAACGTAAAGCAGTACACGCCGCTAAAGCTTCAGGCAAAAAATAAAATGGATTACGCAGCACTACAGCAAAAACTATTTGATATAGAACCAACTGATCGAGCAGAAGACTTACGTCAACTAGCTGGGTCTGCTGGTAGTAATACGCAGGAAAGTGTGCAACCCCAGCAAAACATCGTGCAGGAAAGTGCAAACGTACAAGAAGGCACTATGCCTGTTGAAGGTGATTACAGTTTAAATGACTTTGCTAAACTAGCAGGCGTTAAACTTAATGAAGGTCCTGTAGATGCTTGGAAGGCTGGCTTCAATAACTATAACAAAACAGACGGCATTAAAAAGGCTATGAAGGCAATGGGCGATGGTCCAGCGGATAAGTCTAAAGACAAAGACAAAAAACAATCTGCTTCTAGTAATGTAAGTTCAAGCTTGTGGAAATCTTTCTTAAAAGAGCACACAGCAGGTCTACAAAAAATTGCATCTAATCCTCGCAAGAAGGCAGAGTTTGACAAGTTTATGGCAAAGATGGGCGAAAGTGTACAAGAAGCTCCTAAACCAAAGAATAAAAACACACGTCATCGTAAAGATTTAGACGACCTTGAAAGAACAATTCGCCAATCAAAAGATGGCATGGACAAAGACACACAAGCACATATTAATAAAAAGCGTAAAGAACTTACTCTAAACAACTCAGTTAAAGTTGAATCCATCAAGTCCCGACTCTGGGACGCATTAAACTCAAAATAATACTTGACAACCTCCAAATAATGTAGTATAATAGTTATATTGCATCTACTACCTAATGGAGGAATTTATGAGCGATAGAACCTATGGCGCTGAAGAGAAGGCCAAACTAGAACGTCTTGTTAACGAAGGCGTTACAGTACTACAAGAGATTGAAGATTTAAGCGGCGGCTTAAAAGAAACTGTTAAAGCAGTAGCCGAAGAATTAGACATGAAACCTAGTCTAATTAACAAAGCAATTAAGATTGCACAAAAAGGTGATTGGTCACGAGTATATGACGAATTTGATGATTTAGAAACACTTGTTACTACGGTGGGCAAGGATAAATGATTATAGCAGTTCAAACTTTCTTTAAGAAAATCATATCGTACTTTGGCGAAACATATAAACTATCGCCTGTAATTTTCTATGCAGAGTTAATTGAACTTGTTTTACTAGTAGGTGCAAGTATTGTCCTAACTGTGACTGTACTTGATCCTGCTACACAGTGGTTTATTCCACTGTACTTAGTTGGAAGCCTATTTGGTCTTACAAGTGCAATACTTCGTAGGGCAGGATTTGTTATATTGCTTTGTGGATGGTTTTCTATAATGAATATGATAGCACTCACAAGACTAATAGTCGATGCCCTATAATGATATATACTATTATAGATTCGCTCACTAACGAGCAAGCATGGTTAGCGTTGGCCTTAAGCAACGAGGAGGCAATAAATTGAGTTACGTAGACGCAATGTTTGATCGCGATGCTGATATTATCAGAGCAGTTGAACGCAGAGATGGTAAAAGACATTTTACCGAATATCAAGCAAAATATACATTTTACTATAAAGACCAAAGAGGCAAATACAAGAGTATCTTTGGCGATCCGTTAAGTCGTATCGTGTGCAAAAGCACAAAAGACTTCCGCAAAGAAGTTGCTATTAACAGAGACAAAGCTCTCTTTGAAAGCGACATTAATCCTATTTTCCAATGTTTAAGCGAAAACTATCTTAACCAAGATGCACCTAAACTAAACATTGCATTCTTTGATATTGAGACTGACTTTGATCCTGAGCGTGGCTTTGCTGATCCTAGTGATCCGTTTATGCCTATTACAAGTGTAAGTGTATATTTGCAGTGGCTCGACACAATGGTATGTTTAGCAGTTCCACCTAAGACACTTACTATGGAGCAAGCAAAAGCAGAGCTTGAAGGTATTGACAATGTAATGTTGTTTGAGAAAGAAGGCGAAATGCTTGATACCTTCTTAACACTTATTGAAGACAGTGACGTACTAAGTGGCTGGAACAGTGAAGGATATGATATCCCGTATATTGTTAACAGAACTAGTCGTGTACTAAGCAAGAATGACACACGTAGATTCTGCTTGTGGGGACAACTTCCTAAGAAGCGTATGTACGAAAAGTACGGCAAAGAAAGTGAAACGTTTGACCTAGTTGGTCGTGTACACTTGGATAGTTTGAACTTGTATCGTAAGTACACTTATGAGGAGCGTCACACATATCGACTGGATGCTATCGGCGAAGTTGAAGTGGGCGAGAACAAGGTTCCGTATGAAGGAACACTTGACGCACTTTACAACAATGACTTTCGTAAGTTTATTGAATATAACATTCAGGATACTGCACTACTTGACAAACTAGACAAGAAGCTTCGCTTTATTGATCTAAGCAACGAACTAGCACACAGCAACACAGTACTTCTACAAACAACAATGGGTGCTGTTGCAGTTACAGAGCAAGCTATTGTTAACGAAGCACACCACAGAGGCTTCCAAGTACCCAATCGTACAAAGCGTGATGACGAAGCTACACAAGCGGCTGGTGCATATGTTGCATTTCCTAAAAAGGGCTTGCATAAGTGGATTGGGTCAATGGATTTGAACTCACTGTATCCTTCAGTGATTCGTGCATTGAATATGGACCCTGCAACTATTATAGGACAAATACGTCCAGAGATTAGTGATGCTCGTGTACATGAAGACATGTTCTTAAAGAAGAAAAGCTTTGCCGGTAGTTGGGAAGGACGTTTTAGCACAGAAGAATACGAAGCTGTTATGGAGCAAAAGCGTGACATAGCACTTACTGTTGAGTTTGAAAACGGCGAATCAAAAGTAATGAGCGGCGCTGAAATTTATCAAGTAATTTTTAATTCTAACAAACCCTGGATGCTTAGTTCAAATGGTACTATCTTTACTACAGAACACGAAGGTGTTATTCCTGGATTACTTAAACGCTGGTATGCTGAACGTAAAGACTTGCAGAAGAATCTTAAAAAAGCAAAAGATGCAGGCAATGCAATCGAAACAGAATACTGGGACAAGCGACAGCTAGTTAAGAAGATTAACTTGAACAGTTTGTATGGTGCTATCCTTAATCCTGGTTGTAGATTCTTTGATAAGCGTATTGGGCAATCAACAACGCTTACTGGTCGTACTATTGTTAAGCATATGAGTGCAGAAGTTAACAAAACTATTACAGGAGTATACGATCACGTAGGTGATGCAATGATATACGGTGACACTGACTCTTGTTACTTTAGTGCATTTCCTACTTTAAAGAAAGATATTGATGCAGGTAGTATTCCTTGGAGCAAGGACAATGTTATTACACTTTACGATCAAGTATGTGAAGCAGCAAACTTAACATTTGAAGGCTTTATGTTAGAAGCATTTCATTGTCCAAAGAGTAGGTCGGACGTTATTGCAGCGGCTAGAGAAATTGTAGCACAGTCAGGTTTGTTTATTACTAAGAAGCGGTATGCGGCACTAGTGTATGATATTGAAGGCTTTAGGAGTGACACAGATGGCAAGCCAGGCAAAGTAAAAGCTATGGGATTGGACTTACGTAGATCAGATACTCCTGTGTTTATGCAAGAGTTTCTAAGTGAGCTATTACTTATGGTACTTACTGATAAGCCGCAGAAAGACATACTTGATCGTATTACAGAATTCCGTTTACAGTTTCATGAACGGCCTGGATACGAAAAAGGTAGTCCGAAACGTGCAAACAAAGTTGGCCACTATCGCCGCTTAGAAGAGAAGCAAGGTAAAGCTAACATGCCTGGGCATGTACGAGCAAGTATTAATTGGAATACGCTTAAACGTATGAACGGAGACAAGTACTCTGAAGAGATCGTTGACGGTATGAAAGTTATTGTTTGTAAACTAAAACAGAATCCGCTAGGGTACACAAGTGTTGCTTATCCAACAGATGAGATGCATATTCCTAGCTGGTTTAAAGAACTGCCATTTGATGATTTAGCAATGGCAGAGACTATTATTGATAATAAGTTAGACAACTTGATCGGAGTGCTTAACTATCCATTAGAGGATACAAAGCGTCATAACACGTTTAGTAGTTTGTTTGACTTCGGAGAATAAAAATGAAGATCAAACTAGAGATAGAAATTGATACAGAGAACGAACAGGACCTAAATACTATTGAAGAAATTATAGAAAAACTTCAAGAGTTAAAGGAAAGTCTATCATGAAAGTATCAATAAATGACATAGGAGGCCTAATTGCTAAGGAAGATGAACGTTATATAGTTAAAGATAACACTATCCTTAACAACTTAGT